TAACGATTCCCGGTTTCTTTCCATCAACAATTAGCTGGATCAGTTCCGGGACCGCATCATAACTCGCGAACATCTGTTCTACGAACTTCTTCGAGAGCATCGGAATGATGTTCGCCAGATCCTGCTTACTCTTCGCCTCTTCGAGTTCCTTCGCAAACTCAGGATTCAGGAACATCCGCTCGGTCTTCTGGGCCTCTTCGGAGATATACCTCATGAGCCCGATGCTTGGAGGTTGAATATAAATCGTCTTTCCATTGCTGAGTTTTATCGGTTTTGGTGTCATCGAGACGGCTTCGAATTCATTCCTTTCCTGTTCCTTTGTTTCCACTGGATCTTTCGGCATTGTGTTTCCTCCCTTCTCAATGTAGAAGAAAGCCCGGTTTCCCGGGCTTCTATTAAACGGTTACTTTCGTGAGTTTCGGAGCAGCGTAGGTTATCCCTCCCGCTAGGTTTGTTGCAGTATGAGCCTCTACCACGGTCGAACCATCTCCTGAAGCTATTGCGCTCACGAGGAGATTTGCTTCGGCATCATCGTTTATCGCAGCCGCGACTTCGAGAGCCGTCGACTGGACAGCCGATCCTGCGTTTGTCTCAAGAGTGACGGTGATAGCATCTCCGGTCACGGAGACATCGAGAGACTGACTCGCGCCCGCGTTGACGAATGCGATTGTGATGTCGTTCCCGTCAGGCCCCGAATCAACCGCTGTTAAGTGGACGGCACTGTTCGCGTCAGGCGAAGCGTTGTCGAGTGTGAGTTTCGCCTTCACGCTTTCAGACGCGAGAGAGACAACCATCAACTTCACTACTGCGTTGCCGTCGTTATTTACGGCTATCTCTCCGTCGGGCCTGATCCTCGCTCTGGAGAGCTCTATCTCGTACTTGACTCCATTCAGCGTCTTCGTAACGAGTTTCAGGGACTTCGTGACCCCTTCCGAGACTTCATCAGGAAGAGTCAGGATGTTATCGTCGGGTGCTTCGCCGATCGTTCCGTTGAAGAGAAGTTCGAGATTGTCAAGGGCACAATCAGCGAGATTGATCTCCATCTCTCGCCTAAGTTTGGTGCTTATGATCATCTCGGGTTCGACATCTTGATCATTGTCTATCTCGACTTCGGTAGGCGTTGTCTGTCTGAATAGCACGCCGCCCTTTGTCTTTCCGAGCTCATTGTTTGGTGTGCCTCCTGCATCGCCGAAGTACACTTTGTCAACTGCCAGTATGAATTCCGACATTCAAATCACCCCCTCTTATGAGGAGACTCTGGTTATTGTCGGGGCAGAGGTGTGCGCGAGATTCACCAGCAGAAGCTTCACGACAGCGTTTCCGTCGTTGTTAACCGTGATCTCTCCATCCGGCTTGATCCTTGCCTTCGGTAGAAGGACCTCATAATACACCCCACCTATCGCTTTTGTGGTGAGTTTCACGGCCTTTGTTACACCAGCGGAGACCTCTGTCGGAAGTGAGAGAACGCTACCTGCTACCGTTCCGTTGAAGACGAGAGCGAGGTTATCCAGCTTGCAGTCAGACAGGTTGATCTCCATTTCCCTTCTGAGTTTCGTGGTGATTATCGCCTCGGGTTCCACGTCCTGGTCGTTGTCTATCTCAACCTCTTGAGCTGCGTTCTGCCTGAACACGACTCCGCCTTTGGTTTTTCCGAGATCCACATTCGGGGCTGTCCCGACATTTGCGATCTCGACTTTGTCCACAGCGAGTATGAAATCACTCATGGTTCATTCCTCCTCTATTGCCCGCTTTCAACAATGCGGACATTGAATCTGAGTTCTTTGTAGCTTTCCATAGGCATATCCGGATCTATCAGAGCGGCTCCGCACGACAGAGGCTCAAAGTGGTACAAAGTGCCTCCTGTCGGCTTCAATGCTGCCGATAGAGCGGTCATTACATCATCTTTCATGGTCTCGTGGCCTGAATTGTCGATCATTCCGTTCGACAAGAGACTTCGGTACATCAGGATTTGAAGGTAGCCTCTCTGGATCGGGAAGTCATACATCGAGTTCCTGAAACGGATCACACACGAGGGATTTGTGAAGCCTTTCGGCCTGTTGTTCTTGAACACATTGGAGATCTTCTTCTTGATCTCTACATAGGCCGCCGAGACTAGCTTCTCATCTACGAATTTGATCATCTTGATCGCCCGCTTAGGTCTTCTTCGATTAGTTCCGGCAGTCTCGCCGCTGCTTGAGAGATGACATCGTGGCCTTTAGCTTCTACATAGATGCCATATTCCATCCCGGCGTAACAAACCAGCTTGACGTTGCCTGGCCCCGACTGAAGCTCGCCCGCGAACTGGTCTGAGTTCTCCCGGGCCACCGGGTGTTCGCCATTTTCGTTGGAATTGACGACGTTCTCCACCTGACCATCAACGGCAACAGCATAATTGATCGAGTTTCTGAGATTGCCCGTCTGGTCGTCGAATCCTTTCGTTTCCCGGGCGTAGTTCGTGGCTAAAATGCCGATGCGGTGGGCCGTGTGCACCATGTCGCCTTTCATCCGGCCTCGAAGATCGCTTACGAGTTTCTGGATGCTGTTAAGGTTAAGTGGTATGTTCATGTACGATCACCTCCCTGTGCCTGGGATAGGAGAGAATCCGGGTGACTTCGTACCTCTTCGAGTCGATCTCGATCCTGTCGCCCTGAATCACGTCCTCGTCTTCGTGAAGAAAGAGGGTCCAGTAGTCCATATCCCCGAAGGCAGTCTCAGAGACTACGTGATAGCGAGTGTTTATCCCCGGTTGGAAGGAACGGTCTTCTATCTGGAAGGTGTGAACCGTCTCGCTTCCCTCTATCCAGTTTCCGTTCGTATCAAAATAGCCTTCGGTTTTGCGGAATACCGAGACGGTCTTCATAGCGAACTCATCCTCGTCCTTCTCTTGTATCTTGCGGAGATCTCTTCAATACGCTTCTGGATTCCTGTTTGATCGAGTGTCTTTCCGTAGGCTCCTTCTCGGAATGTGTTGAATTTCGGATCATCGGGATTTCTGAGGATGGAGAGAAGAACTTCTCTCTCGGCGAGATCGAGGTACTTCTCATGAAGAGAATCCGAAGGATCGAATTGAAGAGTCGAGATCCCTCCTGCCAGAGCTATGAACTTCGCGTATGTGTCATCGGCGAAGAGTTTGTTGTCGTCGTCCGCCATTCTCAGTTTCAGAGCCTGTATGAATGTCATCGCTCATCACCCCTCTTTGATCTCCGTCTCCTCCTCGATAATCTCCATCGCCATTACCAAGCCTTTCTCTTCTAGTTCCCTGAGTTCGGTCTTCTTCAAGTCGGAGATATCGCCTCGTTTGTAGCGATCCTTTCCGTACTTCGCATTTGCCAGCCACTTGACCTTTATCGTGGTTTTCTTTCCTGCCATCGAGATTTCCTCCTCTCAATAACAAGCCCGCCGGTGAAGGCGGGCCAGTTTATTGATGGTTACTGCTTGCTGTTTCTTATGTGCTGTGAACAGTCGCTATGAAGACCGTGTCGATTCCCTCGAAGGAGGGAAGCCCGATCATGGATACGACGGTTTCAACGTTAACAGGAATCTCAACCTTCTTCAGAGAGGTGAGGGCCACTCCGGTATTCACGATCTGGACATCTGCATTAGCAGCGGTCATGAGATCTGACTCTTCCGGAGTTGTGCCGAACACGGAGTACCCGAGAGTTCCTGCCGGGAAGAGCGTGAACACGTCGTCGGGGAAGAACTGAGTTGCAGATCCATTCAGACTGTATTTCTTGTTGTACACAGCGATCTGGATCTTCGTGTGCTTCTCTATCACCATTCTGATGTTCTCTTCTGTCCTCATCATCTTTAGTTCGGTCAGCTCGTCGAGGATCTCTTCGTTCTGGAGAAGATACTGGAAGGTAGCCCTGGAACAGATTGCCCTGGTCGGTCTAGTTCCGGTGTCGTCCTCGATCGTGTCGCACCAGTCGATGATGTCCTGAATTGGAGTGGAATCATCGAGATCGGACCATCTTGCGGTGGACAGTAGATTGTCCTTGTGATCCGAATCAAAGGCATAGTCGTAGTCAAGGGCATTTCCGTTCTCGGTTATCGAGATCGTTCCGCCCGAGAGAAGCTGCATTCTCATTCTCTCGAAAACGACCTCAGCCGAATCGATCAGGCCAGCCGCGTCGTCATAGATGTTTCCGATGATTACATCGATGGCCTTTTCGTTTCCAGAAGCGAGAACGTTGTTTAGATTCTGCCTGTCCTTTTCAGTAATCATCATCGATTCTCTGAAGAACGGCATTTCGGTCATTATCTTCGTGAAGCCTATCCTATCTCTGAGAGTCGGCTTGGTATCGAACGCCGAAGGTTTCAGGGAGACAGGAAGTCCCTTTGATCCCTTGAGCCAGGACAGATCGAGTCCGAGCTGTTTCTTCCCCGGGAAGAGCGTCGCTCCGAGGTAGGGGATCCTGTTCGAAGCTCCCTCTACCCAGTAAGCAGCGATCTCTTTAGCGTTTACGTAGTCGAATATGTTCGCCATTGTCATTCACCTCTTACACGTCGAAGAAGAGGATTCTGCCAGCGAGGGCATCAACCGCGTCTTCGCATGGATCTTCGTCAAGTTTACTCTTGTCGATGAACCCCCAGACAATCATTGATCCGGGAGCGTCACCGTGAGTCACGTCAACATCGTGAAGCAGGACACCTTCGGCCTCGAATCCAGAGCCGTCGTCTCCATCCTCAAGGGCAGTTGCAGCAACCGCTATTGCGTCCGTGGTGTCGGGATCGCCGTCTCCGGTAGCTTCGGCTTCAACGAACATAGCAGCCGTGAAGTGTTCATTGATAGCATCGATTACCTCGGTTACAGTCGATACTATGCTTCCGGCTATCGCATTTGCTCCGCCTGCAAGAGCAGCCGCGGCATGATCTTCAATGACAGTCTCGCCAGTTCCGCTGTATGCGGCAGTCACGAGCTGTTTGACTATCAGATGGGCATTTATAGCGTCGGCAACTTCCTTTGCTGTTGACTCGATTGCTCCGGCCCCGCCCGTCTTGAGAGAGACCACAATCGTGTCTCCGACAATGTTCACAGCGAGATCCTGATCGTTGGCCGACGGATTGAGGAACTCGACCTTAATGCTGTTTCCTGCTGCTCCGGCCTCGTTTGCAGTTACGGTCACTTTGGAATTTTCGCCGGGAGCCGCATTGTCGATTTCCAGCTCCGCGGCAACAGCATCAGTTCCGTCGGTTTCGAGATCGACGATGATGGTGTCTGCGTCTACATCTATCGAGACCGAAAGCGGGCTGTTCGCGGCGTTTGGATTTCTGAGCTGGACCTTGATTCCATTTCCAGACTCGCCCGGCTCAATAGCGGTTACAAGTATGCCGACCTCCGCATCCGGAGTAGCATCGATCTCGAGTTCGACACTCGCGGCTACCGCGGGATCGTTCTTCTCTTCTACCGGTTCAGTCGGATTGTCCAGCACGGACTTCGTCTTCCCTCCGATGATGGTCCCCGCCTTGACTATCTTCTTGCCGTCAACTGCCGAGATACCGGCATCGTCAACACGAACCGGAGTCGCGACAAATTCATTGTGCTTGAGAATCGTCTTCGTGTTGGTATAGGTTGTTTGCTCAAATTTGCTCATAGTTCTCTACCCTCCTAGTCGCCGAAGTATTCTTTCTGAGCTTTGACTATCTCTTCGGCCTGTTTTCTCTCTGTTGCAAGTCTTTTTCCGAGGCTGCTTGCTTCGGTCGGAGGAATCTTCCCGGGCTTTGCTATGCCGTCGGGTCCTTTCTTCCGAAGGTCTTCCAGATGAGCAGCCTTCGTCCTTTCGATGTTGGTCGCCAGAGTCTCGATTGACTTCAGAATCTCCGGCTCGTCGTTCCCAGTCACAAGATCTCCCCAGAGTTTCGGATCGAGCCCTTTTGCGAGGAGCTTTTCTCTTGCGAGGACTTTGAGCCTCTCGGCCTCGTATTCCTTCTTGAGGTTTTCCCTCTGCTGTCTCTCGATTTCGAGAAGTTCTTTCCACTTGCCCTCAGCTTCGAGCTTTCCCTTCTGGATCTCTTCTTCGAGTTCCTTTCTGGCCTTCTCCCTCGCTGTCTGAGAAGCCTTTGTGGCTATGCGGTCAAGCTCGGTCTGTTTCTCTTTCTGGAGCTTGTCCCAGACACCCTTCGGGATCTTCACACCTTCGAACTCGATGAAGGCTTCAGGCTCGTCCTTCTTGTCCGGTTCCTTCTTGTCTTCTGGCTTTGGATCTACTTTCGGTTCGCCGGTTCCTCCGCCGCCTCCGGCCAAATCTCCCCCGTCAGAGATAGACCGAAAAACTCCCTGGAGTACCCGTCTTATAAGTTCTTCCATTGCCTATACCTCCCTTAGATTAAGTTGCGTTAAGTCTCTATAATTAACGAATGTTTGTTCATTCATACGGCCTTCAACGGCATGAGAACCGTCGTGTAATAGCATCTGCAATGCGGATGAGGCATTGTCGGGGCTTTGTCGGGAGGGTAAACTCCCGGCCCGAGTCCGTAGAGATCCGCGGTAGCTAAGTTGTGACAGACGGAACAGTCGTATTCGGTTCTCGACCTGTTCCACTTGATCCCCTTCACGAACGGCAAACTCTTCGCCTGTTCGACATACGAGGTTCTGTACGCCCTCTGTATCTCCGTTCTCGCCACCCTGGTCGCGTTGTAATTTAGTTTCTTCCTCGCGTACTTCTCGATGACTCTTTGCGCGTCTTGGGGCGCGAGGTCCGCTATGAATTTCTGCATCTCTTTTGAGAGCTGAACAGGCTGCTGATCCGCGAACTCGAGGAACTGCTTGCCCAGACTTCGAGCCGACTTTCCGAGCTGGATGTTTCTCGCAATCGTGTTCTCCATCGTCCTCTGAAAGTTGGCCGCGTCTCGCCATATCCTGTCCGAGAGAGTCAGGCCGTCCTCGGCCACGAACTTCAACCATGAAACAGTTGCGGGTTTGTTGAAGTCGAGGAATTGAACCCATTGTGAGCCGACCTGTTTGTAGACGGCCCCAGAGAAGATCTCGTAAACGTTCGAGCCGTTTTCTACCCTGAATCTTCTTGGCACTTGCTTCTCGATCTCTCGAAGATACGCCTGTCTTGCCGCGATCTCTGTTCTCGGAAGAACTTCATCGAAGAGTCCTTCAAGTTTCAGGCCGTACTCCCGAGCGATCGCACGTATCTTCTTCTTCAACTCAGGTGAGAACTTCGGGATGCGAGAGCCCACCGCCTCTCTCATGGATTCGAGAACGGGTTTCAGGACCTCTTCGATATACCGCCTGTCCCATTCGTTCATGAGAGCAAGGTCGAGTCTCATGGATTGCCGCCTTCCTCCGACATCTCTTTAAGAGTTCCAGCCCTAAGAGCGTCGACCGAGGCTTCGTTCTCATGCTCTATCATTTCCCAGACCTCTTCAGGGGTTTCGTCCAGGTCAAGCAAGCCGACTACGAGTTTCGAGGCTACCCTTCTCGGGAGCAGGGCGGAAGCCACCGCCTCTGAGATAATCCGTATCTTCTCGCTCGCATCTTCATTCAAGACGGGCTGGAAGGAGACTTCTACTTCCCATTCGAGACCGAGCATCTTTCCGGCCATATTCCAGATGTCCTTCAAGGATTCCCTGAGTCTGGATCGGTAGTCCTCAATGACAGAGACGAGATCTGTTAACTTCAGTGCGATAGCGTAGCCCGAAAGTCCGGAACCGCTAGCTATCTCTGCGAGCAGAAGCTCTGGGTATTCCTTCATAAGGGACTGCTTGATCCTTTCCTTTTCCTCGGCGGCGGTTTTCATGACGTTCCCCTGCATCTCGAGGTACTTGGCCGTCCCCTCTTCCATGTCCCAGATGCGGGCATACTTTCTCGATTGCTGTTGCGTGATGTATTCGAAACCTTCCTCCTGGTTCGTGTGTTCGTTCTGGGTGTCGTCCTCGATCTCGCCGAACTTTCCCACGATGGGCGGGTTCGCATGGAGATCCGAGATCTCTCTGAGATCCCATTCGAATTTGTTCACTAGGTCTATCGAGTCGGCTATTGAATCGACCCTTCCGAGTCCGAGGGTCTGGTCCTTTCCCGAGAGTCCGAAGAACTCGACGAATGGAACGAATCCCCAGGCGTTCACACCGGACCGTTCTTCGTCAAGCTGATCACCAATCCAATACTCGAACTCTGTATCAGAGATCTTCATCACGACGGGATTCTCTTCGTCATCGAAGCCGTGAAGCTCGACATATGTGACCTGCCCGGAAGAATCTCGCTTGACTTCCTTGACCTGCGACTTCTCGTACATGATGAGGTCTATCGACTTGATGGTTTTCCCGTCGCTCACAGGCACGGCCTGAACCCCGACGTAACCTTCCATGAGGACGAAGAGAGCTATTCTCGTCTTCAGAAAGTCCCAGTTATTCCAGTCCTTGAGAGCCTCGAAAGCGGCGGCAAACTTATCATCGACTGTGAGTTTCAAACCTTTGAGAAGCAAAGCCTTGTCGGTGTTTATGATCTTCCTGACAGGGTTGAACACTTGCATGACTGTTCTCGTCAGGTTTCGGGCCTCATTATACTCCTTCGTGTAGGCTGTTTTTCGCTCATACAGCCGCCATAGGACCTCCGTATCTGTCATGGTTAACATGAAATCACCTCAATCTTCGGACTTTCACTTTAGTCTTCGGTCTGTCCGCTCCCGAGATCTGTTCTACCAGTCCGGTCACAGCGTCCGGAGCGTCATCGTGTTCGTTCTTCCCCTCTTTCTGGTAGTTGCTCATGGCCGCGAAGAAGTCCGGCCAGCGATCGCGCCAGTTCCAGGGGAAATAGAGATGTTGCATAACATAACTGCTATTTGAAAGAATTCTTGCCTTCTTGTTTTTCGATTGATGGAACCACTTGATGTCCGGCTTTCTTGCCTTGTGGTTCTCCCAGAGAAGCCTCTGGATACTTCTAGCGAATCCCCGGCCCCCGTTGTTTGATTCGATGATCGCTTCGTCTACCTTGTACTCATGAAGTCTCTTCGCTGTCTGGGGTTCGGTTATCTCCATCGCATCTTTCGTGTAGTAAACGTCGAGTATCCATGCCTCTTTCTCCCTCACACCTGCAATGATGTTGCAGAGATAGTCGTCGCCCTGGTCCGCCGTGTCTGAATAGGCCACTGTCTTCTCAAACTCTTCGGGTACCGATTGATAGACAAGGAAGTTCGAGTAGAGCTTCCCTTTGATATCGACAGGTTCCTGATGAAAGTTCGCAGCGAAGATAGCCGGGTCCATCGTCTTCTTCAGTTCTTCGTAGCGCTGCTTCGAGAGAAGATCTTCACACAGCATCTTCCCTTCGTGGACCGCCTCGAGGCGAAGAACCTTCCATTCTCCGGCCATGTCGCTCTCAAGAAGTCGTCCGCATATATCGCCTTTGGCCCATCGGGTCATACAGATGATCTGAAGACCCGTTAAGTGACCTGATTCCTCTTCGAGATCTTCGTGTGTTTCCATTCTCGTTGCGAATGTATTGGCCCACCATTCCCATTGACGTTGTAGGGCATTCTCATTGAAGGCTTCCTCAACGTTCTTTATCGGGTCGTCGGTTTCCTGAATCGTACAACCTTTACCTGTTGCAGATCCTCCGATACCAACACCCTTGTAACTGAAGTACTGGCCTTCGAGACTCCATTTCATGTAGGAAGAATCGCCTTTCTTGATCTTCGTATCAGGGAAGATGTCTGAGTACACTATCACGTGAGGCTGGTCTCTCTCTTCCTGGATAGCGTCTCTGGTGTATCTGCTGAAATCCACGGCCACGTCGTCGTTATACGAGCCTGTCATGATTCGATTCCGTGGATCTTTCCCGAGTATCCAGGCGTTGAAGAGGACAAGCGTTCTCGACTTCCCGAACCTCGGAGGCATATTGATCATGAGCTTGCGATACGGCTGCCCGTTCGGTTTCAGCAGACGGCCTTCGTAGAGATCCTGCAAGGAGTTGCAGAGATCTTGCAAGTGATAACGGTCGTCTTGGTAGAAGTCGGGAGCTTTGAGCTTGCAGAACTTCCAGAAAGATCTACGGGCTTCTCGCTTCTTCTCCTCTTGAAGGGCTGCCAGAAGCTCTCCTTTACCCTTCCTAGACATTCTTTAATCTCTCTATCTCTTTTTCGAGCTCTTCATCACTGAGATGCTCGAATCTCTCGGTGTTCTTGTTCTCGGTCTTCGCTATAACAGTAGGTTCACCCTTGAGAAGCTGAACCTTGTCTATGAGAATTCCGACCGAAGTAGCGACCTCTTTGTAATTGGCCGAATCTCTCTTATTCGCCATCGCCTGAAGGCCAGCGAGGATCTCGGCCCATGCTTTATCTATGAACTCTTCTTTTTTAAGGTCACGTATGTGCGAAGTAGAATCGCTGTTTCTCTCATTCCACCAACGTTGTAGCGTCGGCTTAGATATTTTCGTCTTCTTGTGAGCCATAGTCCAGTTAGGATAACCAGTCTGATGGTTAAAGTTGTTGGTCATAAAGCCGATAGCGGCTTCTTTGTCTTTGTCTGTGTATCTGGTCATACAACTCACCTCTGGTATCAATCAGTTCGGATTTCTCCATAAAGATCCGGATTGTCGTTGATTATCTGATGAATCAAAGTCGCTGTTCTATCGATGAACCCTTCATTGTTCGAGAGATTGTGATCTCCGTTCATGTCAAGGACTGCGTGTAACATCTCGTGCCATAGCATTCTTTGCATGAACTGAGGCTCTGCTTTGCAGATCTTGATAAGGCTCTTAGCCTCGTATATCTCAGCATCATTGTCTGGAGTCTCGTCTCTCGAAACTACCCTCACTTGAAAGTTAGTTCCTGCTATCTTCATGTTCGCTCCTTTCAGAATAGGTGTCACTGGTGAGACCTATTTGCTTTATATATTTAATATCTTTGAACCTTATATCTTTCTTTATATAGTTCTAGGTGTCACTGGTGAGACCATAAAGGTATCAGAATTGAGACCTATGTGAGTATCAGGAATGAGACCTATTTATCTTGTTCGGGAAGGTAAGGGATATAATAATTTCTCTTCCTGTTTCCGTCCACGCCTTTCTTTATCTCGAGCAAACCGACAAGTTGAAGTTTCTTAAGTTGTCTCTGGATAGTAGATTTTGAACGTCTCAGCTCCTTGCATAGAGTCTGGATTGTCGGCCACGCTTTGCCTGTCTTGTAAGCATAGATAGCCAATAGTGCGAACAGCCTTAGTTCGCCATCCGTGAGATGTTCCTCCGTAACCGCATAATACGGAACACGACCCCACATATAATACTTTTCATCGCCTTTCACGTTGATCACCTCGGCATTATTTCCCCGGCACATTCAATAGAAAAGGGCAACGTGTGCGGTTGCCGAGGAAATCCGCACGGAGTCGCGCCACTCCTGTTGCCCTTTATTTTCCGAGCCGATCCACATGACCGCACTCTAAAAAAGCTCACTAATTATTGATGCTCGCCTTTTCAGGCGGCTGGAAGCGGGCCGAGAAGTCGAATCTCGACAATCGCCTTATGAGAGCGATCTGCGTCCGCCGCTGCCCGCTTAACTTGGGGAGACCATAGTCTCCCCCGAGCCTTTTCTACATCATGGTAGATAGGTAAATGAGAGAGCCCCTGCCAGTAGGGACTCTCTCGGTCTTTGAAAGAGGTGTCTCGAATGAGACTGGTAGGCACGGATGGAATTGAACCATCAACCTTCTACTTATCAGATAGACGCTCTGCCCGTTTGAGCTACGTGCCTAGTCTTTTAGCTTTATTTCTGTGAAATAAAACTGTTCGGCTTTACTTATCAGACAGCGGCTTGATTTTTTCTGGAAAAACATCATCAAAGTTCAGCTCGTCGTCCAGAAAAAACTCAACGTCATCGTCCGTAAAACCAATTTCGCAAGGTTCTCCATTCATTTTCTCTTTGAGAATATCAAACGCCTCGACCACGTCTATCGAGTCGTCCTCAAATTCTTTCACGCCATTGACATACAATGCTTGTCGCAAGTCGTGCGATATAACGTGTACCCAAAGCTTCTTGCACATTTACTCATCCCCTTTCATGGGAGTAATCTTAATCAGTAACCTCAATTCCGTTTCCCTTCTTTATCGTCCGAATTTCGTCCATGAGCCTCTGCCTCTGGATCTGTTCGGCGAAGGCTATCGCGAGCTTCTCTACCAACTTCCTTTCCTTTTCGGTATCGCCTTCCTGTATCTCAAACGTGACCTTCAAAACCCTCACTCCTCTCAATGTATATTTCAGTTCTGGGGTTATCCTTGTCGTAAAGTACCCGAGAACCGTCCGTGGAAGCCACTATCTTGCTGTTGTCATCTTTCAGGATGTCGTACTTGACCAAGATATCCTGGATCGCCTCGAGGAGGTTTACCAGATCAATTGGCCGCCTGTCTTTCCGGTAGAAGAGACACTTGAGATTCACAGGCTCCTCAATGGGATCTCTTCGGGAGTGCTTCCGGAGGAAGAGGGCCGAGTCTTTCTCATACTGCCTATATCTATCGGATTGAATCACCATCGGTTTTCCTGTTGCTCTATTCGTGATGATTTTCGTGTTGTTCTTCTTCGGAATCGGATTCAGAGGAATCGTTATGTTCAACATATACACCGCTCCAAAAAGAGACTGGCAGCTCGTCAAGGTTAGCCGCCAGTCCAAAACTCCTTTCTTAGGGGGGAAAGGTTTATTCAATCTTTCTTTCTGCGCTCCAACTGCCTACTATGTGGCTTTCGTCGTAACGTACAAATCCGGGACCCATATAATCCACACTCACGGTTCCGCCGGACGGACCGCCTGCATAAATGTCATAATACTTTCCTTCTATAAGCAGGTCTATTCGCACCATAGGATTTGAACCATAAGTCATGCCGCCTTCGACGAACTGAACGCCCGGGTCGTTTGTGCAAGCGTCGAACGTAATCCCTGGCTCTGAGATGTTCAGGTCGAATTCGATGTTCTTCCCGGCTGTTTGGAGGTAGAACGTCCAGTCTCCTCCTATATCCACAAGCTCCTTCTTGACGTGGGTACATCCCACGAAAAAAACTACGAGTAAGACTATGAGCGTCATCCCTACGAGCTTCTTCATGCCAATTCCTCCTCTCAATGAAAAGAGCCGCCCTCAAGCAGCTCTTTTCCAAGTTTGTTGCGTTCGTTTCCGCTATTTTCATCTTGATTCTACCCTAGTTTACATTACATAGCGGAAAAATTATAGTATCATATAGTTTACGAACGATACATTACGCTATCGCTGGTCCCCCATTCCTTTCGAAGTTTGACAAGCAACCTCCTTGCTATGTCTGACTTCTCTTCCCTGTACCCATATGCCTTGTTCCTTGCTCTATCGTGGTTGTAGCCTCGTCTGAGAAACTTCCAGTATTGACGGTCGGTCCAGGGGAGAAGCTGTATGCAGTGCTCCACAAAGCACATCAGATAGGCGTATCTCAGCTCACTTTCCGTGTCTCTTTTGCAGTTTCTGTGTCCGCCCGTGTGCCTGGGAGATGTTGCGAAGGGCAATAGCCTCTCTTCGTTTCTCTTCCAGTCTTTGACAAATCGCCAGAGACGGTTTGAGTCTTCGAGAAGTTCGTACATGATTGCGAGTGCGTCCATTCAGACCCTCCTTGCTGATCTTCAGCTATTGAAAATAGCGAGTACCAGAACAGGACCGCGATTGTGAGAATCGCGAGAACGACCGCCGGAAATGTCGGCATACTTAGAAGCAGTAAACACCATGCTAGAAGAGCCAGAGCTGTAAGGATTCGTTTCATGGATTCACCTCCTTTAGTCTCTGACGAGGATTCTCGACCTCCTTTAAAAACCACCTAAAATACTCACCGTAATTTACCGGTGGTGGATTTTTCATCGATTCGATCTTGGTTGCCAACCACCGGATAAAGTGTTTGGCATCTTCTTCCGTCTTGAATTCTTCGACGAAAGCTTGGTCGCCAGAAGCGAAACTCGCAAACACTTCAAACAAATGTCCTGATTCTCTAGTTTGGTAAAGATAATTAACTCTGTCGAGATTTACAGCATTGCCGCTCTTAGTAATAAACACCATACCTTCTTCACCTCTCTTCAAAATGGTATATCGTCACTTCCCGTATCTTCCGTGTTGTCGGATCCGAAGAACGTGACATCTTCACTTTCGGGAGAGTCCTGCGTGAAACTCCCGCCGTTCCCCTGGGCCTTCGCCTTCGCCTCGAGGAACCTGATATTCGATGCGACTACTTCGGCGTTCTGCTTCTTCTCGCCGTCTTTCTCCCACTTGTTGATCCGGAGAGATCCCTCTACCAGAATCAACCTACCCTTCAAGAGATAGTTCCCGACAAACTCGGCTGTCTTTCCGAAGGTCACGATCCTGATGAAGTCGGTCGCATCCGGCTCTTTCGGGTAGTCTCTGTCAACTGCGATATTGAACGTGGAGATCTGGGTCCCGCTTGACGCGAACTTGGTCTCAGGATCTCTTGTGAGTCTACCCACCAGCACTACTTTGTTGTATGAGATTCCCATCACTCTGCCTCCTTTCCTTCGTTCTCTTCGCCATACCCTAAATAGCGACCACACCAAGGACAATATGGAGCATTGAAATAGAACTCCATTCCGTCTTTTTTGCCCCCCTGAAGGCGCATCACGATTAATCCTTCTGGATATTGTTCTTCGGTGGCCGTTACAAACATATCGAAATCTTCGCCATAATTGTTTTGCGCCTTAGGAATGTCACGCCACAAATTGACTTTCTTGCCACTACCACAAGCTTCGCATTCCTCTGGAAAGAGTTTTTCCAGCGCGATTTCCAACAAGAGGCGCTCCATTAAAGGAGAGAGTCCTACAATTGATCTGCTGTCTTCAATTTCGCCAGCCAAGGTCATGAGATTTCTAAGCACTTCATATATCTCTTTTTTCTTTTCACGAGAAGCAAGGAGTCTTTTTGTGTCGTTCATTATAGCCTTTAGTAAAGCGCTTAGTTCTCTTTCGCCAAGAGTTTCAAGACTTATCATTCGTCCTCCACCTGCCTAACACCGTAAACGTAGTATTCCGAGTTTTCGGGATCCTTTCCGGCAATCATCATTGCATCTGCTGCGCTCTGGGCTTCGACTGGCACTTTCTTCTCATCGAGAATCTGATGCTTCTTGTGCAATATCACGATGTATTTCATTCACTCCACCTCCGCAAACGCTCTTATAATCCTCTCGATCTTCCGGGTGTCTGGGAACAGTTCCCTGTAAGGGATTCCGAAGACACGAGAGAGTTTTACGGCCTGTCTGTAAGGGATCTTCTTTGTCCTGCCTTCGAGGATCGCTGCGATCTGCTTCTTATAAATCTCATGTTTCGCGAGTTCTTTGAAAGTCAGACCAGATTCGGAAAGAAACTTACGAAAGACCGTCGGGTTAATTGGTTCCATTTTCGGCCTCCCAATCGGTTATTAGAAGCTCGCCACCGAACTCTTTGACCGTTTGGCAAATGCGTTCGTAGTTGAATGCCGCAAAGCCGTCCAGTTTTTCGAAAGTCCTATACTTGACCAGAAGATTGAACATCCCTCGAATCCTCTGGAGAGAGAATTTCTTTTTCATGCTTTTGATAAGCGTCAGGATATATAGATCTCGATCTGAGAACAAGTAAGCGTTTAGTTCCTTTCCGAGACCCTGAAGAGGAATTCTAATAGGTTTCAGGATAGGGAATTCAGTCGAGAGTAGATAGAACAGCTCGTTTTTTGTAAATCCTGTTGATTGAATAACGTCCCCGGTCGAGAGATATCCCAGAGATCGATAAACTTCAAACTCGCTTTCTACTGCCATTCACCCACCTCCTCATTGATTGCAGATACTTTGCTTGCCCATTCAGCCAGTGCTTTTGCCAAGTCATTGATTAGTTTGTATAAGTCATCAAGAGCCTTGCACTTTGTTTCAAGTTCTTCTGGGGTAAAATAACTAAATCCTCCTATGGCTTTGTCTTTGTGCAGCTTATCCGCACAGGCATGTGATTCATGGTTGTCTGGGAAAAGCACTTTCATAAGGCCTGGTGAAAACACTCCGTCCTCACGTCTCATTCTTATCACCTCATTCAAGTCAATTGTCAGCAAGTATCCGCAATTCTGACAGTTCCAGGATTCTTGTTCGACACAACAGAACCAGACATTCCCACAGACAGGGCATTTCCTTTTAACCATTCGGGACCTCCTCCGGATTTATGGGCCTCGCACAAGGGAGAGCCCAGAACTTCGTCATCATGATTTCCGCTTTTGTACACGCATGACTATCACTCGTGGCCTGAACCTGAACCTTCGCCTTCCCAAAGCCCGCCACCTTACTCTCAAACTCGACTTCGAACCACCGTTCGCGCATCTCTATGCCTCCTCCTCTATCAATCTCTTCCAGTTCTTTACTCTCCAGCGACCCTGTTTTCTCATTCCCTGCTTCGCTATCTTCGCGGCCTCCCAGGGCTTCTCGCTTTCTACTGTCACGGTCTTGGTCTCGTTGACTCCGTCTGTTCTTTCGAGTTCGAATCTGAAGAGTGCCAAAGTGTCTATACCTCCTTAATTGAAAAGGTGATCTCTGCCTGAAGGTTCGGAAACATTTCGCGCTTGCCGTTGAAGCCGTCGAGAAGTTCTCTGAGTTCGCCAGCGATCTTTTCGAGCTCTTCTCTAAACCCCTGAAGATCCTCGTTTAACCCATCAAGAATAGGCATTTCGACATTGACCGCAACGGCAGGGATCTTCTTGCCAATCTCCGCCATATAGGCTTCTTTGTACTTTTCGTACGCTTCTTTGCACTCTTTCGGCAGCGTCCTGATAACATACTGCAACGACCACGCCAGTTCTATGCTTGCTTTTGTTAGTTCGTCCATTGGTTTGTCTAGGGTTTTGCACCAGTGGTACTTGCCATCATGCAAAGAGTAGTAGTCTCCTCGCTTCATGTTTCCAATGGCCAGTTCGATGTTTGCGTAGCAGGCATAACCGTCGCCGTAAAACTTTTTGAGGGCTTCTTCCAACTCTTCCATAGTGATTTCCTGCAATCCGTTTATATCTTGCTTTATGATCACCCTCTACCCCTCCTTTCGATTCTCTCGTTCCTCTTCTGGCCCATAGATTTCGTCTGCTTTTCTCGCGTCGTTCACCATGAGCTTCGTCATTTTCTTCTCAAGCCTTTCAGAAGAGGTTATCTTTTCTTTCTGCCTGTTTAGAAACTTGTCAACGTTCTTCATTTTCTGCCTCTCTCTTCTCGAAGTTCACACATCCAAATGTTTCGTGAAACAGGAACCCCCACTCATCAGTACTGCAATCGATCATCATTCCTGTGTAATCGACCTTTTCGGGATAGCCCGGCTGTTCAAAACCGACCAGTTCGTCGTCGTAGTGGAAAGCCTGTTCTTCCATCTTGTCATTCATACAACTTCCGAAGCCTTTGTCGAGCAGCTTCTTTTCGCGCTGGATAGCAGTTATACCGGAACCTTTGTGTGGCCATTTCGCTTCTATCGGCTCTCTGCTGAACCACTTGCAGTTCTTACACCTCGCATATTTCAGTTTCTTCACCTCTTCCAGGAGAGGTTTCGTTGACTGAATGAGGATATATTCGGCCATGTCGAGGTTGTCTTGCTCGTCCTTAGTGCGGTTCTGGTTTGCCGACAGATTCTCATAAAGTTCCAGAGTTTCAGACAGTTCCCGAATTTTTTGATCTCTCATTTGCTCTCCTCCCGACCGGTGGAGACTCTTTCCCCGCAGGATATGAAAGTCCAGTAGTGGCCCAGGAGTGCACGCGCCTTGCCTGCGGCGTCTGCCTCATTGAATCCTTGCACGCTTATTGTGAGAGAATCAAAGCCTGCGATCCTGGATTCGAAGGAACACTCATACCAAGATGCTTCATCTTTGTCTCCTGTAAAGCTGTGTCCTTGCTCGCCTTTCAGCACAAAG